GGCGCGTTTCCGGCGAGGTACGAATCAATCCGGCGCATCAGGTCGTCGTGCATCATCGTCCTCAATGATAGTGGTGCGCCAGATAGCGATTTGCATTGGTGCGCTAACGCGAACCTTGGTCGCCTTCTTGCTGCTCGGTCTGAACACGGCAACAACCTTGTCCTCAAGCGTCAGGATGGCGGACTCGCCGTTCTTGAGCGTGAGTACAACGGTGCCGAACTCAGCCGGGATGCGTGTCTGCCTCAAGGTCATGTTGTGCCTCCTTGCACATGGTTATTTCAAAACAATCCCAGCCGCGCTGCTTGGCGTACTCGCGCTGGTCCTCAATGGTGTCGGCCTCCAAAGCGCATACCTCGCGCCTTGCCTCGTCGCGCTGCTCTTGCATCTCGTCGAGCCAAGAGTTGATCTGTTTTACCTCGTCATAGAGCATTTCCCGCAAAAAAGAACTTGTACTTTCCTCTTTGTCAAGGTTGCATTGAAGCCGCTCAATCTCCGGCAAATAGAGGGTTTGCACCAACGTCCTCTCTTCGTCGCGCTCGGCGGTGAGGCGTTCGATGGCGTTCGGATCGGTGAGTGTTTGCACCGCAGCCTCGACATCGAAGAAGGTACGCCGACCGATCTTCTTGGTTGGCATCCTGCCGGCTTCGGCCTCCGTGTTCAGGAACGAAACTGGCAACCCAGTCCGCTCGGACAACTGATGCACCGTCACGAATATCGTCGTTTCGCTCATCGCCTCGCCTCGTCGCGCTCGCGCCGCATCTCGTCAAGCGCGAGGAGTGCGCATTCAAGTTCGCCGCTTCTCATTTGGTCCTCAGAACGGGATGTCGGTATCGGGAAGCGGACGGTGATTGGCCTGCTTGGTCGGCGCTGCGGGTGCATCCTCGCGCTCACGCGGCAGGCTGAACTTCAGCGACAGCATCTCGGTGCCCTTGCTCGTGGTCTTCGTCCAAGCGGCGATCTCCATGACCACTCCATTGACCATGCAGTTCCCGCGCCAATCAGGCTGGCGGTCGTGCTGCTTGCGGTTCTGGAACATCGCTCCGGTGTCAGGCTTTGGTTCGTAGCTCATCGCGCATCTCCATGATCCTGCGTTGCAGGATTTGATTGTGCTGCTCAAGGTCTTCAATACGAGTTACCGCAGCGGTAAGCAACTCGTCCATCCACGGGTCAATCCGATTGCGAGGGAAGTCAACGGCTGCCTTCCGCAGGCGTTCCTTCAGTTGTTTTTCAAGTGCTCCCACTGTCATACTCCTTTGCGGCCTTGGCCGCGTAGCCGTCCGTGGCTCGCCGGCGCTTCCCAGTTGCGCCCCGTGGCCCTCCGTTGTGGATTCTCGACACCGTGTCAATCGACCAGTCCGGTGCGTAGCGCGAGAGGTAGGCGATGACAACGCGCTTGGCGTATTCGGGGTCGGTGACATCGGTGTACGGGCGCGAACGAAGCGACTTGTCGTACTCGCAGGCGTCCTTCCAGTACACCTCCCAGATCTGGAAACGACCGAGCGCCTTCTTGTTGTCGCCGACGGCACGGTCCGGCTGACGCTCGCCACCAGTCTCAACGGCTGCGATGGCGGTCAGGATGCGGTTCACGTCTGTGCCGGCAGGCGGCGGCACGACCAACGCGGCAGCAATGATGGCGGTTATCATTCCCGGCTCCTCGGCTGTTCGCGCATCAGTTCCTTCTCGCACCCGTGCGCGTCAAACGCAGCCGTGATGCCGGCGGGCAGGTCAGGCATGTGCATCTGATGCCCGTTGACGAGGACGCCCTCGAGCGTCCAGGTCCACAGTTTCCACACCGTTGACGGGTAGGAGTTGCCGTGCTGGTCGAAGTCCTCGTACGACTCCTCGCTCCAGTGCGCGGTGAGAACGCCAACAACGTGATTCTCCTGAGCGAACTCGATGGCCTTGACGTTGTCGTCCTCCAGCCAGTCCAGATCGAGGTCGATGGTGTGCTCTGTGGTCATGCGATCCTCCAAACCCGCACGAGGCGGCGGTGAGTACTGACACGGGCAGACTGACGAACGTCGCCAGTCCAGACGAATCCCTCGCGGAACACGCTGCCGGCGGCATTGCCCAGGTCAGCGTAGTTCAGACCGGCTGCGGCCATGAGTGCCGCCACGTCGTCGGCGGTGACGGTGCCGTGCTGTGCTGCGTACTCGTGGGCGAACAGGCGGGCCTGCGTAAGCAGGAGCTCACGGGCCTGCGCAGACAGCGTCATGCCAACGTCACGCCGACGTGCTGCCTCAACGATGTCGAACAGGGGTAGGCCGTGCATCACAGCACCCCTTCGGCATCGGAGTGGATCATGCCGGTTGAATCCATCGCCCCTCCGTAGTCGGGCTCGGTCTCGTCGGTGGCCTCGGCGGCGACGGCTTCGCGGTACTTGGCGACGGCGGCCTTGACTGCCTCGCGTCGGCTGAACCCGACGGCCCACACGGACTGCGAGATTTCGGCAATCCAGTTGGGCTTGCCGTCTGGCTTGCAGGTCAGAACGGAACGGATACCAGCGTCACGCTCAGCGCTGGTCACATCAAGAAACTTGAACGGTGAGTGGTGCATGTCATCCTCTTTCTGCCACGTCATGTGGCTTGGTGAAGTATACAGACCTGTATATCGTGTGTCAATGGGGTCAACATGAGCATTTGCCAATTTTTTTGGTTGGCGTGGTTTGCATTATTTGGATCCGTAATCTGATGTCGTGCCCGACCGTGACCTGCGCACAGTCCCACGTATCGCACGCGAACTAGCCAACAAGGCCGCTCGCCGACATACGCATGACGCATCGGACATCACTGGAAAACTAGGTGTCGCTCTCCTCCCTGTCGGAACGACAAACACCACAGTGTGTGCCGGCGACGATGCGCGACTTAGTGATTCCAGGCGTCCCGATGCGCACACGCACGGCATTGGTGAGCTGACACAGTCAGGCGCAACCAGCGGTCAGGTCATCGCTTGGGATGGATCAGCGTGGGCTGCGACGACCCCGACGGCGGCAGCCATCACAAATGCCACGGCAGCGTTGGCATCGGACGTTGCCTTGAGCGTCAGCAATCAGTGGTACGACGGACCGAGCATTTCCCTGTCGGCTGGGACATGGTTAGTTATGGCGCACGCGACACACAACAGAGCAGCAACGACTGCTGCCACGCGATTCCTGCGCATCACGAACAAGACCACGCATTACGCCAGCACCTCTGAATACCACCCGAGCGTCAACCCGAACAGCGCAAACCTATTTGTTGCAGCCACGGTTGTGTTGGCCTCAACAACAACGATCTATATTCAAGCAGCCACTAGCGTTGGGTCCAGCGCCGAACTGCTCAAGGCAGCAACTGTTACGAATGGCAGCGGCAACAACGCCACACAAATCAACGCGATCAAACTGGCATGAGCGCGACCATCGTCCAGCATCAGCCCGGTTCGTTCACCGTGGAGATGAACGGTGATTCGTTGAGTGCGGGATGGGAGCAATATTTTCTGCTGGTCTCCGATGCTCACATCGATAACGCCCACGCAGATCGGGCGCTCTTTGACAAGCACATGCGGCAGTGCCGTGAGCGCGGTGGCTACTGGATGTCGAATGGTGACTTCCTCTGTTTGATGCAGGGCAAAGCCGACAACCGGGCAGACACCTCGGCTTGCCGACCAGAGCATCAGCGAGGCAGATACCTCGACTCGGTCATCAACACCACCGCAGACTACATCGCGCCTCACGCCGACATGGCTCTTTTGTTGGCGCCCGGCAACCACGAAAACTCTGTAAAGCGTCGATGTGAAACGGACATGAACGAGCGTTTGGTTGAGGCGGCCAAGGTTCGCAACGCTCTGTGCCCAGCACACGCCGGCAGCTACGCGAACTGGGTGCGATTCCTCGTGCGCCAGAAGGACCGGCGCCAGGTTGTCGGCAACAGCATCGTCATGTACATGCACCACGGGTACGGCGGCGGCGGTCCCGTGACCCGAGGCACTATCCAGACCGCACGCATGGCGGTGTACCTGCCCGACGCCGACATCATCTGGACAGGCCACACGCACGACGAGTGGATCATGCCGATTCAGCGGGCGCGTCTGTCCCTGCACGGGCGCCCCTACCTCGACCGAGTCATGCACGTTCGCAGCCCGGGCTACAAGGACGAGTTCAGCGAGCAGAACGGTTGGGCCGTTGAGAAGGGCATGCCGCCGAAGCCCAAGGGCGCATTGTGGTTGCGGTTCTACATGGATCACTCTCGGGTCAATGGGAACCCTGCGCGTAGACTGCGGTACGAGGTGCGCGAGGCGCAGTAACTGGACGTTTCAGAAGTACAGATAGGAGCAACATGCCGACACCAGCTAAGGGCAAACGATTCGCGAAGACCGTTCGCAACCCGGAAACCGGACGCACCCGCACTGTGAGCTACGGTCAGGCCGGCAAGGCCAAGGGCGGCGGCGACCGCATCAAGCCCGGAACCGCCAAGGGTGACGCATACTGCGCACGCTCATTCGCGCAGATGAAGCAACACCCCAAGGCTGCACGCGACCCGAACAGCCCGCTCCGGCTTTCGCGTGCTAAGTGGAAGTGCAGCGGCAAGACCTCGAGGAAATGAACATGGCAAAGAAAGCAGCAAAGCGCGGCCTGTACGCAAACATCAACGCTCGTCGGGCCGCCGGCACTAGCCGCCCCAAGTCCAAGAGCACCGTCAGCCCGTCCGCGTACAAGGCGATGAAGCGCGGATTTAAGTGATCCGCCATGCGCGTGCGCCTGGGCCAACGGTACTGGGTGTTTAGGTTCGTGAATCACCTCACCAACTTTGGTGAGGTCGAGCACGGCGACAGCGCCGACACGCGCATTATCCGCATCCGACGCGGTCAGTCCGAGCAGGAAATGCTTGACACGATCATCCACGAGGCTTTGCACGCCGCCAGGCCGGAGCTCGACGAGGACGCCGTCGCCTCGACGGCCAACGACATCAGCCGCCTGCTCTGGAAACTGGGGTACCGGCTCACGGACCCCAAATGACCTCGGAGTTGCGCCGGTAGTTGCTGACGGTGGGACGCGCCGCCGGGCGCACAAGATGCTTGTCGTTGAACATCAGGTAGTTGTTCGGCAGCAGCGCGAACTGGCCGCCGTTCAGGTGCACCATGTTGAGCGGCTTGTGCTCGTCGGGGTACCGACTGAACCCGTCCCGCCAGTCGATGATGATTCCGGTGTGACGACCGTGCAATGCCACTCCTCGGATTGACGAGCAAACTAGTCCCTCTAGGTAGTGACAATGCCAGGCTTCGATGTCCTCGCCCATCGCGCCCCACGGCTGCAACGTCAGCGGCTGTTCCATGAACGTGTACGACGTGCTGATGTAATTCCACAGCATGCCTGACCAGTGGGCGCCACTCTCAAGCAGGACGTGGCCCATGATGGCCTGCCCGGGCCGGCAGTAGATGCCGTGCAGGATGCCGCGAGTCGTGCCGGCTGGCATCTCGGGCCCGAGCGCGACGTTGTTGATGTTGACGTAAATGTGATAAGGCAGGTTGCAGTGACGCATGCGGGTAGGATAGGGGTGCGGTGACGTCGGATTCGACTGCCGACATGGGTGCTGCCTGAAGGCCGCGAGGTACGCCGCAGCGCCGGAACATTGGGGTAACGGAAACCTGCCGCCGGGGACAGACGCTCAGGCGTTGTGTCCCATGCTTGTAACTGCTGATGCGCATACAGCTCGTATGCGTTTCAACAATCGCCGCAAACGAAACAGCCCCGCATGGGGGGCTGTCGTGCGCGTAAGGCCTCGCGCTGATTTGATGGCGGTGTCGGTCACCGCCCTTTGATTGTCGTGCGCCAGAGCCTTGCGCAAACTGATTCACGGTTTCCCGTGTTGCCTCCCGGCAATATGCGGTGGCTGGGGCTAGCCACGTGTTAGATGACGCCAGCATATCACGCATCCAACAACTCGCAATCGCCGGCATGGGCGTGAATAGGCGTGAGGATGCGTGAGCGACCCCAAAAAACATATCGCCCGGAGTGACCCGGGCGATAGTTGCGCCAGCCCTTGCGCGGGGAATTTCCGCCGCTTACGCGGCAGCCAACGCCTGTTGGTATGGTCCGACTCCGGTACCCGGACATTTCTCAGGCCGCACGATATACGGGAATGCAGTAGGTGTCAAGCGTGAATAGGCGTGAATATGCGTGAGGGAGCGTATGTGCTACAGATGTGCGGAAATGTAGTGCAATGCGCTCGACAGCCGATGAAATGACACGCTACAATGGCGTGACGAGCGGCTGGAATCGCTCAACATTCAGGACTCCGGTGGCGGGGCGCGGTGCTTCCAGCCGCTCCCGCGCTTCGCCCCGGATTTTGGCATTCGTCCGCTACATGGCGGACAGACAGGATTGCGGCATGGCGACGGATCTGCCTTGGTTCTCGATGTACCCGACCGACTTCCTCGTGAGTACGGCGATGCTGACCCCGGTGCAGGGCTGGGCGTACACCCAGATGCTGATGTACGCCTGGACGAACGGAGGCATTCCGGACGACCGGGAAGCTTGTCAGGCGATGACTCGATGCCAGTTGACCGATGCAGACTGGTCGGTTCTGAGGGCGAGGTTTGAGGTTAGGGTGGCTCAAGCCACCCTGCCAGCCACCCTCGTACACCCTCGCATGGAGGTGGAGCGAGAGAAGGCTCGCAGCCGGCACACCGCAGCGGTCGAGGCAGGCCGAAGGGGTGCAGAAGCCCGTTCTGGGGCCAAAAACAAGGGTGGCCCAAGCAACCCTACTAGGGTGGCTCAAGCAACCCTACCAGCAGAAACGCAGGGTGGCTCAAGCAACCCTACTAGGGTGGCTTCAGCAACTACAACCACAACCACAACTACAAACAAAACCCCCCCTACCCCCCTTGCTCGTGACGCGATGAAGCGTTTGCTCATGCGCGAGCCAGCCTGGCGTACGCGGGTCGAACGGGCGGGGGCGGGGGATTGGTATGTCAAGGGGGAGGACGGACAGCAGAGGGCCGTCACCGAGGACGAGGTCATTGCCGACGGGATAGCCGTGATGACCGCCAAGGTCGAGCAGGAGCGCGAGCTCACGCTCGCCAAACTGCGAACCAACGGCCTCGCTGATGGCGATGCCGACGCCATGTACCGACGCTGGCTAGCCGAGTACCTCGACGGCGGCCCGTCCCCAGCGACAGTCGTGCGCAACGATCTCGCCGACAAGAGCGTCCGGAACATCGCAGCCGTGTGGAGGGCACGGCTGACCGGCCCGTACAATCCCGGTCATGGCACGCAAGCGCAAGTCGTCGAAGCAGGTGCTGCTGGCGGGCCTAGATGACTGCATCCTCGGCGTGCACTATCCTCGAGCCGGCGAGGCAGGGCCGCCCGTGGTCGTCTACAGCGCGGACATGATCGCAGCTCGCTTACGCGACGATCAGGGCATGACCCAGGTCGAGGCAAGGTGCTTCGTCACCGACGAGATCGAGGCACGGTGGATGGGGCCGGGAACACCGCGACTAGTCTGGGCGGCAACTATCCAAGATTTCGGCATAAACAGCACCAAGGACTGATATAATTACGCCATGATCGTAAGAAGCTTCGATGACTGGAAGGCCGCCGTGCGCGAGCACATGGCACAGACCGGACAGGTCACCAACGCGCTGGCTGTTCGCATGGACGCCGAGGACCGCATGGCAGCGCACAACGTGCGGTGCCTGCTTTCTGACGCACCCAAGATCAGGCGCAAGGGCTGCAACCTCGCCAGCGCAATCGCCATCGCCGAATCCGTTGGACTGGAAATCCACCTTTCATACAAGAATGAAACCTGATGCCAAGCAAATCACCCGCACAGAAGCGACTGATGCAGGCGGCAGCGCACTCCCGGTCGTTCGCAAAGAAGGTCGGCGTCCCTATGTCCGTCGCAAAGAAGTTCGTGCGGGCGGACAAGGCGAAGGCAGCCAAGCGCCGCGCCCGATAGGCCGACCGCCAGAGCCCGTCCCGCAAGACCTAGCCGACGAACTCGTTGCATGGTTGGCAGCTGGCAAGCCGCTGCGGGAATGGTGCAGACTTGAAGGCAAGCCTCATTTCACCGTGGTCTACGACTGGAGGGCAAAGGATCCAGCGTTTGACCTACGCATCGCGCAGGCACGCGAGGACGGGCACGATGTGATCGCCGACGAGTGCAAGGAACTGGCCGACACGAAGCCTGCCGATCAGGTCGAAGTCGCATGGCGTCGCCTCCAAGTCGAGACGCGGCTCAAGCTCCTCGCCAAGTGGAACCCCAAGAAGTACGGCGACAAGGTCGGCGTGGACCATGCCGGCGGCGTGAACCTGACCGTCATCACGGGCGTGCCAAGTGCCGATAAGTCTTGACTACAACCCGCGCCAGTGGCAGCGGGAATGTCACCTGAAGCGCAAGAGGTTCACCGTTCTCGCGCTGCACCGACGTGCTGGCAAGACGGAACTTGCCATCATGGAGCTTCTGGACAAGGCTCTGAAATGCAAGCAGCCGCTTGGGTTCTACGTGTACATCGCACCGTTCCTGCGCCAGGCCAAGGCCATCGCTTGGGCTCGTCTCAAGGACAAGCTGCGCCCGATGCGCACGACCGGGGCCATCGACATCAACGAGGTGGATCTCGCCGTCGTTTTCAAGCACAACGGCGCGACCATCCGCCTGTTCGGCGGCGACAACCCCGACGCCCTGCGCGGCGTCCGTCTCGACGGCTGCGTGATTGACGAGGTCGCCCAGATCAAGCCCGAGGTCTGGACTGACATCGTGCAGCCTGCCCTGTCCGACCGCAAGGGCTGGGCGATGTTCATTGGCACGCCGTCTGGCATCAACCTGTTCAGCGAGCTTTTTTACCGCTCCAACGGCCTCGAGGACTGGTGGTCTGCCCTCTATACCGTCGATGATACGGACGCCATCGACCGTGACGAGGTCAAGCGCCTGCGCCGCGACATGCCCGAAACGGCGTTCGCTCGTGAGT